GTCAGGCTTACTAGCCGCAAGAGTTATCGGCACAAAATCGCCAGCATCATCGGTAAGATTCCCCTCTACATTTCTTCTGGTAAAGGCACTGATGCCCCGACCTGCAACATTCATACCTCCACGCAAAACACCATAGCCGATAAGACTTGAGGCAGCCCCAGACGCCGCCCCCTGTAAGCGTTCGCCCTCGGCAGCTTCACCAGCACCATAGACAGCGCCTTCAGCGGCAACCCTACCACCTGTTGTTGCGGCCTGCGCCGCCCTGCCAGCCATTACAGGAGTACGCAAAACATTAACAGGAGAGGCAATAGACCCAGCAATTTCTGCTGTCAATGCCGCACCCGGCTGTCGTGTTCTGAACTCCCTTTGCTTGGCATCATAATCGGATCGCAACTGGTCGTACTGCTCACGAACTGTTGTTTCTATTCCGTATCGTGCGTAAGTTCCGACAACAGGCAAGGCGTTTATGGCCGCAGTAGTCCAGAGGGCCATATCGTCGCCCCAACCCAATGCAGCACTTGAGAAAAAACGCTGTGCAGCAGCTAGAGAATCCTCAGATGACCAAGCAACATCCTCAACCTTGCGTTGCTCAAGGTCTTTTAAGTCAGAATCAGCAGCAGCCTGAACCCTCGCAAGAACCTCAGCATACTCAGAGCTTGCGGTGTCAACGGCTTGCTCTGACCCAAGACCCTGCTCCTGCCTATCAACAAAACCTCTTACTAAGTCTTCAGACATAACTCTATTCCTCAAATGCCTCGCACATCTTCAAAAGCAACGCCTCTTCGCGAAAGAGACTTGTCCAATAGAACTGATGCTTTGCCTCTATCTTCAAGACTTTTGATATAACCCAGACCCTCAACGGGGTTGCCAAATGCGTCGATGATTTTTACGCTTTCATCAACCTGCCTAGCTAAAGCAAACAATCTCTCAGATTCTTTGTCGTTTCCATTTGCTTTTGCTTCTCTAGCTCTTTGAACAAGACCGTCCATTTCTTTTATAGCATCTGAATAAGTTTCTTGAAGGTTTTCTATGTTTTTGTCGTAACCTTTTATTTCTGCGTGTAACTCATAACCTATGGCGTTTGCGTCATTTGTGACTTGCATCCAGGTTACTTTACCTTCCAGATAATCTCTTCTTGCCTCCATTATCTTTTTCATGCCGCGCAATGCTGCAACTCTTTGCTCTTCGTTATAGTCTTTCAGATCAGGGCTTGCTCTTAATGCAAGCTGAACATCTCTATCTGATGCTGGCCCTTTCGGTAGCAACGCCAACGCTTTTTGCATTTGAATTTCGTTGAGGCTAGTTCTAAAGGCCGTGATTTCATTACCAAGTCCAGCAACATCAGAGACAGCAAAGTCGGTTAAATCTCCTAATACGCCACCAATAAACGGAGTGCCTGTAAAATCTCCACTTTCCCCTGCCAACCTTTCTGACTCAGCAATAATTCCATCAAATCGTGATATATCTCCCTCAACTTTATTTTTTTCAGCAACAGCCGCTTGGTAAAGCGCAGACCCTGCTGTAGTGTCCATAAAAGGTTTGCTTTTGCTTTCATCTGCGGGAACACCACCCAAAACCGTTTCACCTACTTTGTTGCCAGAATCATCAATAGCAACCGCTATTTTCTTTACTTTTCCATCTTCACCAACAACGTCCTCAACCTTTATTGTGGTGTTTTTACTTTTCGGTTTTAAGGCAAGCCCAATATATTGCTCCGGCGTAATTAATTCTGACGCGAGCAATGACCTAAAGTTTTCTTTTGAGTCATCTGTGCCATCTTCGCCCCGATTGGTAGCAAGAGCCTTTGCCCGCTCAAGCTGTATCAGCTTTTGGCCCTCTTCTATTGATTCTGTTGTCCGAGCTTGAGTTCGCTCTGCTCGCTGCCTTGCTCGCTCCTGCTCCACCGTGCGTCTGTTTTGCTCTGCCGCCAAACGATTAGTAGCTACACCACTAAGTTGTATTGCAAGCTGAGGGTCAATAGCCGCTGCCTGCATCGCCGCCTGACTAATATCAGATGATGACGCTGTAGGGTCTAATGCAGGGCCAAGCAGGTCAGTCAGCATACCTCGTTGCCGCCTTCTGGCAGATAAAGAGCCAATATCCTGGCCTAGCTGTTCAATGTTGCCAAAGCTAGGGTTGGCAAGCCGTGCTGCTGAACTAAGTGTTAAAGCCATTTTTGGCCTCCTTACGAAATAATGCCAAGCTGTCTCAAAATATCAGGCCCATATTCCTCAACGGCCCCGCCAATAATGTCGCCTATGCCGCCCTGACCGCCACCAGCGCCACCCATAGCACCTGAAAGCAAGCTAGTGCCAAGCCTACCCATCAACTCTGCCTGACCGATACCTGATCCCAGAAGGGCGTCTAGTCCCGCTATAGAGGCTTCACCGAATAGGCCAGTGCCATATAGCTGACCACGTTGCGCCAACTGAGAAGCTAGCAGGCCGCGCTGCAGGGCATTCTGAGCCTGAGCCTCTGGCAAATACGCCGCACCCAGCAACTGAGTACCAAGCCGCGCATCTTGCGCTTGCTCTGCTTGGGCTTGTTGAATAGCCGCCAGTGAAGCCCTAGCCTGCGCTTCCTCTTGGGCCTTGGCTAGTGCCAGCTGCTCTGGTGTACCACCAAACATAGCTGTTCTGACGCCCAAACGACCCTGATTAGCTAACCTTTCTTCAAGGGCTAAGCGCTGACGCTCTTCTTCTGCCTCTTGAGTAGCCCGTATACGGTTGTATATGTCTTGCTCACGGGTTGCGCGATCTGTTGTAACAGCATCAAGAAGGGTTTGCGCGCCAGTAAATGCACCTGTAGAAATAGCCTGCTCTGTTGGGCTAAAAGTAGTCTGGATGTTTGGCCCTATCATTGGCCCTGCACCAGTAAATGCGCCACCGCCTGCACCTCCAGCAGCACCGCCAGCCGCTGGAGTCCCGGTTAATCCAGCATTTCTGGCAGCCGCAAACTCTTGATTGGTAACTACACCGTCATTATTTATGTCAAACCCACGCATTTGTGAAAACTGCTGATTAGCCATAGCCTGCTCACGGGTTATCCCCTGAGTTTCCATAAGCTGCTGAATGCGGGCTTCTCGCCCCATTTCAGGAAACGATCCCGGCGCTGGAATGCCTACGCCAACACTAGAACCCGTCCCCGTAGTAACGGTAAATGGCTTGAACTGCGACCGCGCAAACGCCTCTTCAGCAATCTGTCCTGCTCCTACAAGCCCACGCTCCCCAATAGCACCCAGACGATCATAAGCACCCGTCAAAGCCCCCAGCCCGCCAACAGTAGACGCTATAGGGACTATATTGTTGACAAGCCCACCAAAAAGACCGCCAAGAAAATTTCCCCCAAATGGATTTTCTTGCACCAATGGGCGGAATGGAACCGTAATTTGCTGTAAATCATCTACGGATAGCTGGCCTGCTCCTGCTTGGTTTTGCTGTGCGGCTGTCGTGTTGTAGATGTCTTGAGTTGTCATAACGTCTTACCTATCAATGCTAATACGTTCATTTCCTGTAGGGATATAGATGCACCGTTTACTTCTGTTTGCAAACCTACCGTAATCACAGTGCCATTACCCGTACAATTTAAAGACTTGCGGCTAATTAGATCGCCTAAACTAAATTCTGCCTGAGTGTATTCTGACACCCCAAAGAAAGCTGGATTCGTAGACCCCACCCTAAACCGCGACGTATTGGCCTGAACCGAAAAGTCATACGTCCAGCTAAGTACAATATCTACATTGTTACCGCCAATAATCGTCGGCCGTATCTTTTTAAGAATCTTGATCTTTGATGGATCGCCAAAGGTTAGGCCGGGGCTTGAATACCGGAAGATGTAAGATGAGTTGTTGTCATCAAAACCATCGTATTTACCAATGCCGTCTGTAGTGCCTATATAAATAGAGCCATCCCTATCTCTGGCAAAAGACTTGAAGTTGACACTAGGCCACTTGGTTACGCGGAATGAGCCATTTTCCAGCCGACCCCTAAGATCAAAGCAGTAAACAAGGTTGCTATCAGGCAAACACAGCAGATAGAAGTAGTTTTCAGGACTGTATACGGTGCTGGCAGGGCTAGTTTTGGATGCCAGCTTGGCAATCAGGTCTTGTTTTACGTTACGGCTAAGGTCGGATATAGGCAGAGACTTTTCTTGTATTGTCCTGCCAAGACTACGCAAGCCATCGTCACTTAAAAACAGCAGATCAGTACCAATACTAATCACTGTCTTGCGATCGATGCAGCCTACACCTGATACCGTATCGCTAATCGCCATGCTTGCAGGGCTATCAGCACCGCCATAAACAATAATGCTGTGTTCGCCAAAGACTACAAGAAAGTCATTATGTGCAGCCAAAGCGACAATCTTGTCAGCACCATTAGGCCATGCCTTGGATACGTCAATGTTACCGCTGGAACCACCCGTAAAGGCGTTGCCATCCAATAAGTCAGACCAGTAAATAATGGTGTCATTAGTAGCATTGCCAGCAATAAACAGCCTACCAAATGCTGCAAGCACCTCATTAGCTTTGAAAGTAGCGTTAGTAGCCCCACCGTTAGCCACCGTAAAGGTTCTCAACCCATTGCTATTGTCGTGTACTAGCGGGTCAAAGCCTCTCTGGAAGAAATAAGCCTTGTCATTAAAGTTTACGATCTTCCAATCATTAGCGGTAATCGTGTATGAGCCAGGAGTAACATCTGTCAGCGTTGTCGTGCCGCTTAGTATCTTATTATTG